GCTTTGTAGCAGCTGCCCCCAGAACTCGCTGTCGGCACAATCAGCCCACGGATCACTTACCACGCTGCCTAAGCTTAACCAACCAGCCATGGATATACTCCCCCATCTTCTGACGCAGGTTGTCCGTCATCTCACAAATCGCCAACGCCTCCTCGGAACTGCGTGCGATACCGGCATTGGCACCCGCTGCCAACATCGCCAGCAGGAACACGCACTGCTGAAGCGTCGGCTTGCCGGTTGCCGTCTTGCACTCGATAAAGATTGCCTTGCCTGACGGATACGCTACACCGGACAAATCACTGTAGCCTTGCGGCGGTCCGCTCTTAAACCAGCGGCTACGCTTGTTCTCAAGGTCAAGCGTCGCCTGCGTCGGCTGTGTGCGGTACAGATAGCCCTCGCCAACATTGACGCGGAAAATCTTGTGCCCTGCGGAAGATACAGCGACCTCAATCTCCTTCATAATTTGAGCTTCAGATTTATTATTCAAACTTTAACCTCCTGTATTCATCCTGACGCAGCAGGCGGATAGCTGCACTGCGGTACCGTTCCGGTACTGCCAGCCCCAGCTGCACCGCTTTGTGCAGCGACCAAGCAAACTTAAAAACCTTGCCATCAGCACGTTTGTGCGTAGCACGGAACAGCTCCAGCTGTGCCCATGACTTACATTCGATGTGTTTACTATACGGCATGCGCGCGACTTCCTGCAGGATGATGTCCTCCACGACCTCCGGACCTTCGCGCTCTTCCTTCTCCCATACGTAATGACAGAGAGGGCACTCGGTGACCGCTGACTTGACCACGGCAAAGCAATTCGGGCACTGCTTAACGCTGAGCTCCTGCTTTTTCTTCTTGGCTTTGGATTCCAAAGACCATTCCCTCACATCATCCGGCAGACCGTGCCGGGTGAAATTGCCAACATGGTCCAGGATCAGCGCGACCTTGTCCGGATTGTTAGGATTAGTACGCATTGACCTCATCGACTGCTGGATGTGCAGTGTGAGCGACTTGGTAGGCCGCATCAGCACCACGCAATCGCAGTCAGGCACGTCAAAGCCCTCGCCAAACAAATCAACATTGCAAAGGACCGTAACCTCGCCACGTCTGAACCCCTCTACGGCAGCCTGTCTTTGCGCCTGCGGCGTTGTACCATCAAGGTGCATAGCATTGATGCCCTGCTCCCGGAAAGCGGCTGCTGTGCCCTCGCTGGTGGCGATAGACGAGCAGTACACTATTGTCTGCTTGCCCTTTGCCAGCTGCAGCCAGTTCTCGACGGCACTGCCAAAGATGGCACGCTTATTCATAAGCGCTTCAATCTCAGCCTTGTCGTAGTCGCCGCGTTTAGTATGCAGCTTGCTGGCATCCGCCAGCTGCACGCCGTAGTATTTGTACGGTGCCAGATAATGGTTCTGGATGAGCCATTCGGTCGACACTGACTCGATGAGCTCTTCAAAGACAGCTCCCAGACCGCCCTCGTTCATTCTTTGCGGGGTAGCGGTAAAGCCTAAGACCATAGCTCCCGGAAAGTGCTGCAGGATAGACAGATAGCTCTGCGACAGGATGTGGTGTGCCTCGTCGACCAGGATCAGCTTCGGTTCCGGCGTTTTGGGCAGCCTGCGGCAGACCGTCTGCACCATGCCTACGGTACAGAGAGAGAAGTCTACGCCGCATGCAGCAAAAGTATTGGTAATCTGCTGGCACAGCTCTTTGCGGTGAACAACAAACAGTACCCTGTTACCGCGTGCTGTGGCGCTGGCGGCGATGTTGCCCTGTATAACGCTCTTGCCACCGCCGCAGCCCAACACTGCACACACGCTGTGCCGCCCCTGACCGATTGCCCTGCGGATATTATCCACCAGCTCCTGCTGGTAGGGACGCAGCGGTATCATTTTACCGTAGGCTCCCACTTGTCGCAGCCATCGCAATGGTCGCAGGCGCTGGTATCGCGATTAGCGCAGTCATTGCACATAGGATCACGCACCTGCAGGGGACGGTGGCAATCCTGCGGAATAGCTTTAACATCGATAGTCGCTTCATCAGCCTCCTGCTCTGCGAACATGTCCTGCTCACTGCCGCAAGGCTTCAGGACGAACTCCCCGAGGTCTTCGTCGTATTCCAGATACGTGTTAGGCAGGGAGACAGCACCGGCATTCTCCAGCTTCTCCGTGTAATTGGCGGTAGTTTTATGTTTGAACAGCGGTACAGAAATGTCCTTACCCATTGTCTCAGAATAGGTTTCGGTCAAGCTGACAGACAGCTTCATGCTGATAGAGCCATCAGCAATACGGCCAGCAAAGAGCTTTTCCAGAAGCTGCTGCAGGAGCTCATCAAAATCGGCCTTCATGCCCTTAAAGGTGTCAGACTCCAGATTCAACATCAGATATTGTTTATTCATGGTTAGCCTCCTGCTGCAGATACATGCGGATATACGCGTTGATTTTAAGGAGATTGTCAGGATCACCAGACGCGGCAAAGTCATCGACCAGTGCAGTCAGCATTGCGGACAGCTTAGTGTTCTTACTGGCTGCATGCTGTGGCTTGTTTTGGAGCGGGCGATTGCGATAGCTATAACGCATTGCATCAACAGTAGCCTCCGACACCTTGAGGATAGCGCAACGCGGGTACTGCATGGTTGCAGCTTCTTCTACCTCATCCAGGTGGTTCGCCAGCAAGTTAATATACGCTTCCGCGTCTTCTATCTTGGCACTGGAATAGAAGCAAGGATCGTCGCAATAACCGATGCATTCTGCTACGACATTAAAACCGCCACCATAACATTTGATTCTTAAGCCACTGATATTCTTGGAGTTTACATAATCTCCGCTTTTCGTTTTGATATACATTTACATTCCTCCTAACTTCTGCAGCGCCCATACAGCACCGCAAGCAACTAACACCGTCAGGCTCACTATCCACACAATGCTGATCAGCACTGCAAACACCAGACAGATTTTACTTAACATCACATTTCACCCCATTGACCTTGCAGGCAAACTTGGCGAAGCAAACAGCAGCTTTAACAAAAGCCTGTGCCACCATCATACAGCAGCACCCCACCGCCATAACCAGCCCTGCAATAAAGTCACGTAACATAGTACTCAAAATTTTAAATAACATCGTTTCCCTCCTTTTCCGGTTTAGCGAACCTTTTAGGTTAGCTAGATAACCTTTTAGATAACCTTCTCAAGCCTTGGAAACCGCATGGTTGAGCGGTTTTTGAATTTTAGCTAACCTAGCTAACCTTTTTCTGAAAGAGTATCCTATATATTTTTTATTACTTTAGAACTTAGGATTTTTGGGAAATTAGAGCTTACATACGTATATATATATTAGGTTAGCTAGGTTATTAGGTTAGCTAAAGTCTTAAAAGCCGCATGGTTGAGCCATTTTTTTAGCTAACCTTTAGCTAACCTAGCTAACATTTCACATAAAGAGCCACATAATTTGCTCTAACATGATTCAAAGTATAAAGCCCGAAAAATTTTCCTTGTTTTGTTTTCAGCAGATGACCGGCTTCAGCCCATTTTTTCTTTAAAGCAGCATAGTCAAACCCTTTCTTTTCTAATTCTTCCTCAAGGATTGTCTTGTTGATCATGATTACGCCATCGTTTCTACGTCTGCCCCAATAGGCATATCCGGCAAAATCGTGAAATTCAGTATCGAATTTGTCGGCATTGGCGCCGATGACGTCAACAATAAGGTTAAACGCCCGCTCGCTAACATCGACTTCAGCCTTGCTCTTCACAAAACCAACTATATCCTCAGGCGATAGCACATCGCCTGGAGTACCAAAGATAGCCTTGCTCGCAATCGCATCCGCCTGCAGCATAAGAGCCATCGCCATGGCCTGCTTCTCGGTCGTATCTGTTACTTCCAGCACCAGACGCATAATCTCATTGTAATCAGCCGCAAGATTCTTCCCTTCCAGAGCTTCAATAAACGCCCTGCCTGCACAGCCAAAGTGCTGCGTGATAAAATTCACAACAGCGTTACCATTGTTGATTATTTGCTGGTCGCACTCAATCTCAATAACACGGTTTTTCACGCCGCCACCGGACTGACTCTTCGTGCAAGGCTCTTCACCAGTAAAAACAAAGCTGTTCAGCCAGGACTTCTGCCGCTGGAAGGTTGCATTGGTCATCCTGCCGCGGTCAAGACCTTCAGTGACACGCATGATCAGCGTGTCATAATTTTCAAATCTTGACTTAATTGTCTGCAGCTCGTCACCGAAAAACGGCAGGTTACGCAGGATAGACGCTGTACTCATCATAGAGTTGACCGTCATATTCATGGTCCGCACCAGCTTGCCCATGGCGGGATTGCCCCAGACAGACGCAGCCACCATCATGGCCACGGTCTTGCCGCTGCCGGTGCCGCCC